AAGAACTACCGTCTCCACATGAACAGTTTATCTATGGTTCACTTTTAATTGCTTTTTACAGCTTTCAAACTCCTATAACATAAGTAATTATCAGGCGTTCAGTTTATTTGTCTTTTTAAGTCTTTCACGTATATTTCTATGTCGGTGGCAAATTGGTGGCATTGCCACCATATTCGCATCAAATAGCAATTAGATCTTTCCATGTTGCTGATCCACATACCCCATCAACATTCAGACCTCTTGATTTCTGATACTGTTTCAGAGCATATATGGTATTATCTCCTGCTTCCCAGTCAAGGTCAAGGTCTTTTTTATTTTTTCCTTTGAATCCACGTGATTTTAGAATCTCCTGTAACAAAAGTACAGAGGTATTCTTGTCACCAGCTTTTACAGTTTTTGGCTCAAACATATATTCCTCTCCTGTCTGTGTAGTATTAGATGATGTATTCTCAGGTTTTGCAGGTGCGGATGCATCAGATACAATACTATAATCCGGTGTACAGAACTTAGTTCCGGGCATCTGACTATTGAGGTAACTTTTAGCACATACACCGCCACCATTTGCGATAATACCGGATGCCCCACTTGTATTACCTTCAATCGTATAGAAACGATCACCGATTACGGCGGTAACAAGTCCTGTATGGGTAAATGTACCGTTATGATAAAAGATAACAATGTCACCGATTTTCGGGTTTGCGTTCCGGGTAAACAAATTTCCCAGTGTTGGACAGTACACGTAAGGCCAGTGTTTCAGCAATTTTTTAGCTTTTTCCAGACCAAAGGCTTTCATGAAACACCAAGATACGAACGCCGCACACCAAGGCTGCCCCTGATAGGATGGTTCTATATCTCTCCAATATTTCGTAAAATTAGCAGATCCTGCGTTTGCTGTCTTACTGTCAAGCTGACTGTTTGATTTTTTCTCCAAATAGCCCTCTTCGTTTTTCGCAATCAGGATAACTTTTTCAATAGCTTTGTCCATTGTCGTTTCCCCCTTATCCTCATTTTTTGTTGCAGTATAGTCTTTGTAAAAGACATTTCTGTCTACTTTCCCTGAGATTCCCGGAATAGTTGCTTTGCTGGAATACTGCCAGCCAATACCAGCAGCAGGTTTTAATCTGATCTGCATTGTCCCATCATCCTGTGATGGGTAAGCAGCTAACCAGCAATCATACTTTTTCGCATCCTCTGGAAGCTGGTACTGATACCAGGAGTACCCGCAATAAATGCCAAACTGATAACCAGCTTTAATGATGATTTCTCTGAATGCGTTAATCATCCGCATCATAAGATGTTTTGACAGATTCTCCTGACACTTATCTTCAATATCCAAAAATACAGGATAATCCAATTTTCGTCCATTCAGGACTTCAATTACTTTTTTTGCTTCATATTGAATTTCTGAAACATTGACTGCATAACTATACTTATAAACACCGACAGGAATACTATTGGCAGTACAGCCTTCATAATTGGCTTCAAATGTACTATCAATAACATTACCCTTTTCCGTGATTCGCAGGATAGCGAAGCCCATACCGTAGTTTGCTACGGTGGGCCAGTCAATAACTCCATTCCATCTGGAAACATCAATACCCTTAATCTCCACAGTCCTACCCCCTATTTTTTCGGTTCTGTATATTCAAGTGCCTGTGTACTATCGGTGATTCCAGCAGTAGTAGGGTCCGTAACTACTCCAAGAATTACCAGTATACTGAACACTGCATTGACCACTTCTAACAATTTATTTCCCAGATCACCCAGATCAATCTGGATGCCAAACACAGATGCAATTACCTGAATTAACAGGAGTACCGCCGGGATAAATGCAACCCAGAACGCTTTATTCTTAATTCTTACAAGCCAGTTAATTTTTTTCATGACTATTCCCTTCTTTCTTCTTTAAGTGCAATTCTTCAATCTCATGTTTCATTTTTGTAATCATACCATTACCACCAAGAGCATGATATGCATCATACATCTCACAAAAATTTTGATAAGCGTAGGATGGAATATCACCATCTGTCATATAACGGTCATGGTATTCAATTAATTGTACTTTCAGTAACAGCATGGTCCCTTTACTGTTCGCATCCCTATCTTTTTTCTGATTCTTTAAAAGCCACACAATGTAGCCCATAAGAGCAGTTAAAATAATAGGAAGTGCAACAGAATAGGTTTCCAGTAGAATCTCTTTCATTACTTCCTTTCTGTACATAAAAACAACCGCCTGTGACGTTATATAATCGTCATATAGCGGTTGTTTTTGTACTTGTGATAATTTGATTACCTGTTAATTATTCTGCTAATTCAGGACAATCTAAGTCAACCAGAACTTCTTTTACTTTGTCCTTGATCTTATCAGGAACATCAGCAAAAGTTTTCTTACCCTTAATGATTAAGGTTGCATAAATAATCGCCATAGTCTGCACATCCTTTCTGAATAGTAATTTTATGATCAACTGATAAAACATCAGTTACCACCTTCTAAAATAGCCTTTACAGCATCTTTCAGTTTGTCAGGTACATCATCCATTGTCTTTACACCTTTGATAATTAGTGCCGCATAAATCTTTGCCATACCTTACACCCTCTTTCTATCCAATCATTTCATAAATTTCACACATTGCCACCTGTGCCTGTGTAATTTCATCTTCCAGCGTTGCATTCTTTTCTGCTTGAATTTTGATATATTCGTCTTTGCTATACTCTATCAGATCAAATTCATACCCAGTGAATCCCGAATATTCATCCGTTTCCGGTTCATTCACTTCAGTGATGTTGGAACTGACAAAAACTTTTGTTTCAGTTAGCTCCAATTCATCTGGTTTGACTGTGCTTCTCTGTTTTCCATAATCAATCATGCTACCTTTCGTCCTTTCTTTGTGTTGGGTTTTATGTTGCATTTATAATAATCATCCGCATACGGTAGTAATGGTACTACATATTTCTGGTATAACCGGAAAGAATCACATGAATTAAGCCAACCCTTATAGCTGTTTATAGAACACCATTCAGAGTAGTTCATCATGTTCCCGGATTCTACTTTTAACCGTAATGCAGTTAATTTCTTAGTCATTTCTATACAGGTTGTCTTTCTCAACAAAGTGTATTTGTAAAATGTTCGGTATCCTAAAAAGTCAACCCCTCTGACAAATGTTGGGAACACCTGCCAGTTTCCTTTAATGTTTAGTTTTAGTTCATCCCTAAAGTAAACATCAATTTCTTTTCTTAACTCAACAAGTTCTTCTTTTGTCTTTGCAAAAATAACAATATCGTCCATATACCGAAAGTAATACTTGATGTGTTTTTGTTCCTTTATCCAATGGTCAAATGATGAAAAATAAAAATTTCCTGAATACTGTGATAAATAATTGCCTATCGGTATTCCAGTTTCAGGATTAACATCTTCTTCCAGTAAATAAATTGCCGTCAGATCTTCAATGTCTGCGGTCTGTATGCTATCAATAATTTCAGTCAGTAACCATACCAGTTCAGAATCATTGAACATTCTGGAATATTTTTCTTTCAGAAGATCATGGTTGATTAACTGATAGTAATGTCTTGCATCCAGTTTTAAGCAATACTTACATTCTTCTGGATGATTCCACATTGCATCCTGCATTTTATGCAAAGCCTTATGTATTCCTCTATCCGGTATTGCTGAGTATGTGTCAGTAGTCAGGTTATTGATGATGCAAGGTTCAATTACCTGTAAGATAGCCCACTGACAAATTCTGTCAGGAAAGTAAGGCAACTTATAAATCTTTCTCTTCTTTCTGCCATCATCCTTATAAAACACTTCATACTCAGATGTTCTATAAGTATGATTGATGAGCATTTCCTGAATCTGCTCCAGATACTTATCTGGATCTTTATCTATTTCCTGAACTTCTTTGTACCACCCTTTTCCTTTCTTTGCGTTCTTATGTGCTTTTCTCAGATTTTCAATATCACAAATTTTCTCAAATAGATGGTCATAACGTTTCATTTTTGGTATATTGCAGTTCCGAATTTCAGTCAGCATACATCAGATGTATGCCCGGTAAATACGGTTGACATTTCCTCTTTAGTAATTAAGTAAGGCGGTATTATCATTTCTGACTTGTCTGCACCGCCTATTTTTCTGTTTTGCCATGTGGCAGGGTTGAAAGAAATGGGATTAAAAATCAGCCGGATATCCCACCCGGCTGACAATGCAAATATATTAAGTGACCCCTGATATTACGATTCCGATTACTGACACTGTTATTCAGATTCCAATAGAATGGCCTGGTATTAACGTCATTATTCCAATTACTACCTAATTGAGTAATTGATTTTTATGTTAATCAATACAGGTAAAAATATCAGCGATTCTTTCAACCCATTATTTAGTTATTTATTAAGCGGCTGCCATTTGAGTCTTCCATGATGCAATGGCAGCAAGATAAACATCTGAGTCCTTGGTTGGGATATATACCAAGCGACCCCCGACATCACGATTCCGATAACCGACACCGTTATTCAGAATCCAATAGAACGGCCCGGCATTAACGCCATTATTCCAACTACCACCTAAATGAGCAATTCTGTAACCATTCAGAAGCTCAGTAATATAGGTGTAGTCACCGACAGGAAGTGCGCTGTTTCCAAGACATTCAGAAGCCATAAACAACCAGTCGCATTTTGTTGAATACCCCATTGCAGAGATATAACCAGCTTTTGCGGCTACGGTGAAACCAGCAGCTTCATAGTTATCACTATTCTTGTTTTCTGCAAAATTGAAGTCTTTGCAAATATATGGCTGACCCCCTGCCATTTTGCCATTACCCCAAATATTCACACCGTATACAAATTTCCATATGTTACCCCAGAAGTTTTCTTTTCCACGCCAACAAATTGATGTTTTACCGTTATCTGTATATTCTGTTGCAACATTGCCTGGATAAACAGTTGATTTTGCAGCCCTACCTGTACCGTTTCCAATACTGGAAGTACTACCTGTTACTGCGGCATAAGAACAGGTTTTATTATCGCCAGTTTCCCACGGAATATTGACAACACCTAAACCAATCGGTGTCTGTAATTCCATAACACCCATTTCAATAATCATCAGCAGCTGTTCGGCAGATACCTGTTTGATGAGATCACCATGCCAGTTTGTACCTCTGTTTTGTGCCAACTGTTCAACGGATGTTCTTGTGAGATTCTGTGAGTACCCAGATGCAGGCCTTGCACCTGAAATACTACAAAACTTATCTTCTGCCGCATTTAACACCTGTTCATCCTGTAACAGATAAGCAGATGCAGATACATCATATACAGAGCCTTCATCTGCACTGGTCAGGAAATAATCAACCTCATTTCCATTTACATCATAAAAAGCAGGATGCAGTCTGAAACCTGGTCTTGGTTTTTCTGATACATAGTAATTTGCTTTTCTCAAATGGTAACCAATACCTGTATCAATTGGATCATATACGACCGGGCATACCAGATAATAGAACTTAGGCTGATATACCATAACCTGTCCATTTGAACCATCTTCCGCATAACTTTCATCACCAAACCAAGCACTGATAGTTCCATCATCAGCAACATTACATTTACGTCTGCCACCATACATGGAAAATCTGTCAAAGTCAGTGCCGGGTGTCAGGTTAGTGGCACCTGCCAGTCTCTTAAAAGTTTTATTCCTGTAATCTACCTGTAAACCAAGAATATCATCATCTGACAGTCCAAGATATGCTCTCAGGTCAGCAACCCCTGCCAGAATTTCCTGTGAATTAAAGTTTTCACCTCTCAACTCTTCAAGGTTTGATGCGGCTGAACTATTTTCACTCTGTAATGCCTGCAATGCATTGTTTCCAGTAGTCGTGGCAGTATCTAATGCAGTCTTTGCTGTATCAGCATTTTTGATACTGGTATCAAGATCTGATTTTTTGCCGGTACTTGTTTCAATACTCTTATCCAGATTATTTTTGGATGTGGCAGAATTGGTAATACTACCGTCCAGAGCTGTTTTTGCTTTTTCTGAATTTGATATGGACTGTTCTAATGCAGTCTTTGCTGTATCAGCATTTTTGATACTGGTATCAAGATCTGATTTTTTGCCGGTACTTGTTTCAATACTCTTATCCAGATTATTTTTGGATGTGGCAGAATTGGTAATACTACCGTCCAGAGCTGTTTTTGCTTTTTCTGAATTTGATATGGACTGTTCTAATGCAGTCTTTGCTGTACTTGCTGCTTTATTCAGTTCTGTAATCTTATCAGATGTATGTTTATTAATCTGGTCTTCTGCTGCGCTTTCTTTTTCTGTAATGTAGGACGCAATCTGACTTTTTGCTTCCTGAATAGATGCAGTCTGCTGATCTTTCACAGTTTTGACTGCGACATCTTTCGTTTTATTTATTGCTGTGTCTGCTTCGCTTTTCTTTTCTTCGACATGACTATCAAAAGCTGTCACGGTATTGTTGATGTTCTGTTCAGACTGAGCGGCTGCCTGTTTTGATGTTTCTGCGTCACTTGCGGACTGTTTTGCCTTTCCAGTTGCTTCGACAGCTGCATTCATATTTAAAGTCACAGTCTCCTGTTTCTGTGTAACATCTGACTGCATTTCTTCCACTGTTTTCTTTGCAGCTTCTACCGCTGTTCTATCTGTTGCAACCTGTGTTGCAGAATCTGCAAAATTAGCCAACACCTGGCCAAATTCTTCACGGGTTCCTGTGTAACCCTGTGCTACTGCATCAGCATAGGCAGTCACACATCCCAAATCTGTTTCTATCATGACATCATAACCCCCAATCTCCCTTTATCATTTATCTTAAAATCCAAACTCTGTACAATATTTTCTGTACGGGATAAATATAGATGTCCATCTTCCCGTATTTCCAGGTGACAGAAGCCATTCTTTGTCGCAACTTGTTTCGCCTGATCTGCATAATACTTTGCATTGTCTTTATCACGTTCTGGATAAAGTTTATGCCCATGCGCCCAGGATTCCGACTCGTTTGCTCTGGTATCTGCCATATGTGCAGCTTCTTTTGTCTGCCTTGTATATTCCCCAACAGCGGTCAATGTGTGGTGGAATAAATCAATGTCTTCGGGAATTTCAAATCCTTCAGGCTCTGGCCGTTTATTTACAAACATCATTACGGTATTTACAGTTTTTCCTGTTTCAGGTGTTGATAAATAAATATAAACAGTGATAGCTTGTCTCTGTTTAAGTGACTCGTTTGGAATATCAACATAAAACTTATTATTCTCGGTATAACCTGTTACAACTTTTGCTTCTTCCAATCCCTTCCAGAATAAATGAACCTCAAATACATCCGGGAGATTAAGTCCATTAATTTGTAATCTTTGACCATAATCATATTGCCAAAGTCCGTCTACTGTAATTTCTTCACCATAATTGGTGAAATTCGCAATCAGCATTATTTAAACACCCCTTTATTTAGAAAGTTTATTTGTGTTTACATAGTTTTTAATTGCTGTAATATGTTCTTGTAGTTCATCACTCATGACAATAAAACTACCTTTGTTGTTTGTGCTGATTATATTTCCCTCTGAGTCAAGGGTGGTAAAGGTGAAAGATATTCTTTCACCTTCACCTGTTGTGATTATTGCTATTCCTGTAAGTCTGTTAAGTTCCATAACGATTCCTCCGTTTCATTTACAATGTTTTCTATACTCTGTTCAAGAACTTTTCTTGTCTCTTTTTCATCTTCATTTGTAGCATATAACATTTTTTTCGCTTCCGGGCTTTCCAGGCGTTCATGGCTATATCCTCTCTGAATACATTTGATTTCCCATGCAAATGAAAGGTTCGCAGTTCCACGTACAATAAAATAATTGCAAAATTTTTCTGCCTTATTTACATATAGATTTCCCTCGCCTTCCGGTTGAATAAATACTAAATACTCCTGTGTTCCTATAGTTTCCTGAAAAATATCATCAATCTCTATCAGACAGATGCCATTTTCATCAGTTACTCCATGCCCCATGTCACCAAAATATGGTGCCGCTGTTTCATAACAATACTGGAGCCTTTCGCCATAAGCATCCGTATTAACTCTTCGGCTTTTTGAACCTCTTACACTCAAATCCCCTCTTATTTCGACATTTCCCGCAAAATCAGGAGTATAGTTAGCAGGAAAATTAACATATCTCAAAAAATCAACCGTATTACCATGAATATCCATTATTGGCGTGCCACTTCCGTCGTATAGTATCATCGACACAAGTGCTGTTTCCGATCCATCACCACAGGCTATATAACCACAATTACTATTACCAAGTCGAACAATTAATTTTCCATCAACAAGCTGCGCCGTTCGTGGTCCATAATTTGCCGAATCACTGTCACTGGTAGCTATTCCATTTCTGCCAATATATATGCTACTTTTTGCTGCTGCGGATTGTTTATTAAAAAAATCGCCATATGTTAATGCATCTTCTTCTAACGCAAAATTTGCAATCGTTCCTTTTTTTACTGTAATTTCTGGACCATCTATCTTTCCCTTTGACAGAGTAACACCGTCACTACTCATGCTACCAATTTCATTGCCATTACTGTCTTTTAATTTAAGGAGTCCGTCATTATTATTCTTTCCGCCAAGTGTGAGCGTCCCGCCTTGCGCATATGTGAACGAAACATATAACTGCTTATCTTTCAGATATATACCCTTTGCTTCGCCATTATTAGTCAGAACATTAAAAATCTTTTCCTGGTCCAACTGCTTCATGAGTTCCTCAGCATCTACTTTTGCAACTTTTTTCCACTGTGCTGTGGCACTGGATGCGGTACCAGTGTATTTCCATAACATATTGATGTTATTACCATAATTGTTATGATTAGGGGATTCTGGATAAGTACTTCCTGACACGTTAGTCACAGAATATGAAGGCAGTGCTTTTGTTGTGCCGCTTACTTGTGATTTATCCAACATTATTGATGCAATGCTGTCTATCTTAAATCCATAGAAAGAACAACTGCTTGTATCAGTTCGCCAGTATAACCAAAATACATTGCCTGGCACCTGTACTTTCTTTCCACCAAAACTTCCACCTAATTTTGGTAAGGCTTTCTTCACTCCATTATCTTCGTAATAGATTTCAACCCAGTCGAAACTAACAGATTCTGTTTTACAATTACTATTGAATGTGATTTCCAGACCTGCGGTACCTGTGCTAAATACATAGACATCACCTGTAGTCGGATTGATAAATGTATCGCCATTGTGTTTCCCATAGTCAGCTGCTTTCCAACTGGATGCAGGCTGATTAGATAGTGCCGGCGTATAATTTCCATACCAGTTTCCTGTTTTATCCTGCATGGCAGAATCTACATAAGATTTTGCGGCAGATTCCGCAGCGGCTCCTGCCACATCTTCAATTGTTTTTCCACCTAGCTGAAAAGAATTTGCTACAATGTCAACTTTTCCAGTTGCTGTATCAGCTTTGAACATAATATTTCCAGCAGAATCTAATACTGTAAATGCTCCGGTATTGATCCAGTCTGCATTAATTCCGATACTATTCAGAATTTTCGTAATCATAGTACCATCTACGAGAAGACCTGCATTCCATGTATTGCCGCCATCTGTGCTTACTGTCCATCCTTTAGAATTTAATTCAAATACAACTTTAGATTCTTCCATGGTTGAGTGATCACACATATAATATACTTTGGTTCCATCTGTCAGTGTCTTAATGACCGGGTACAGTCCTGCCTGATTTTTCATTGCATTTTCCAGATATTCTGCTGTTTTTTCCCACTCTGTTTTATTTTTTTGCAGCTGTTTTCTTAATTTCTGATATGTTTTAGTTGCTGCGGAAAATCTTTCGGCACTATTGCGTAGTGCCGATTCTGCGTTATTTGACATTTGATTGTCTGCATCAATAGAAAATACAACATTAGTAAAAAAAGTCTTATATGACTTTAATTTACGGTCATATACTATTGCTCCATCCCCCGCTTCAATCGTAGGGTCTTGCAATGAACTGACAGTCATTGGTCTGAACCTCAATCCAACAACACGCTCACCAATCATAGACGCTATTTCAGCAGCGTTGGTACTGTTGATGAATTTATTCCCATCAATGACAGAAGCATATCCATCCGATCCAGACTGATAAGTTACCTGTCCAGATTCTCCACCGTCTGTAACAACCCTTACACATGTGATTACTACATCATCTGTATCGGCAGTTATATCTGCAACAACATTAGTCTGTAAGGTATGTATATTCTTGCCGACTGTCAGATCTGACATGTTGTACCATCCGGCTGTCAGCTGTCCATCTTTATTACATTTCCAGAAATGTCCTGAAATCTGTCCAACCCATGTCAGGGCATCCCGGAAAGTCATTGTAGAATCGTCAGGTTTATCCGAAATAACATAGTCATAATGTTCAAACTGTAAAGAATCAGTTGCCAAAGTCACACCGCAACATCTACATGCATCCTGTATGATCTGCAAAAGTGTAGCTGGATAAGTAAGATTGCTTTTTTCATAACTCACATCAAATTTATGCATGTTATCCAGGCATTCAAGCGTGATGATATCACCGTCGTAGCTCGGATCATCTACTGTAAAAACGCCCTTATTAACTGATTCTGTTTTACCGTCTAAGTCTAATGATACTTTTACATCTGAAATCACAGCATTTGTAAAATCATAATCTGTAAAATCATCATACATATTGTTCAGTCTTAAAGTGAACTTCTGGACGATTGCTGAACCTATATCAAAACCATTTGTATTGGATGTGGAATCATCAACCACAAATCCATTTTCCCACAGTTGACTATCATTAATAGGTATTGCCTTACCGGACGCTAATGTAATTGTACAGGATCCTGAAAAATTTCTGTTATCATCTTCCAATGCCGTCTTGAATGCGGCTGATACATTAATCATTGTCATTACCTCTCAATTACGTCAAAATCAAGTGTGGAATAACGCTCATGACCTTTTGCCCACCATTTCACGTCTGCTTCCATGTCACCGGTATAAAACTCCCTTGTCACATCCCGCCCTTCCAAAGGATCCCAGTATGTAACCATCACATACTCAGGATCAAACGCCTGAAGGATTGCCGTGATCTGGGTCTTTGTCAGATTTACCCAGCCAAGGCTCAAGGTGCGCTTCTTTGCGATCCTGTTCTTATGCATCTTGACATCCTGTGTTCTTCCTGCATTCTTCGCAGATACATCTGATTTTTTCCATTTAAACTTGGAAACTTCCTTGGGTAGTGTCACACCACCCACTTTGATTACAATGTTGTCCATGTGACACCCCCTGTCAAATTGTCTCAGTTACCGCAAAACGGTAATCATATTTCTTTTTACCCTTGCGAACTACCTTGTACAGTGTTTCGCTGTCGGCTTTCAGTGTAAATTCAAGGGTAACATCTTTTTCAGCATCATCCCTGTCAAGGATTCCGCTGGCATTGAATGCATCAAGTACAGCTTCAAATACACCATTCTTGATTCCTTCAACGATCTGGTTGTTATTGGCTACTGCGTTTCGACTTCCCATTTTACCGACCATCTCAGGTCCTGCTTCATTGGCCACAAACAACTGTCCCGCTTCCGGGAAACCGCCTTTCGCATACCATTGTAAATTGAAACGTGGAAGTGAGAATGAAAAATTACCAATGTTAATGGATCCACCAGACCAGTCCCAACCGATATGCGGCATAGGGATATGGAAATTTGAGAATCCTTTTGCAAAATTCTGTATTGCATTTCGACCTACATTAAATAGGTTTGGAATTGCAGACGATATCTTATTTGGAAGATTACTTAAAATCGTAGTAAATGTACTCCAGTTACCATTAAAACCTCCTTTTAAACCTCCCACGATATCTTTTCCTTTTGATGTTACTTTTTCTTTCAGATTTCCAATCTTGGTAAATACTTCATCCTTAATCTTTCCAACATACCTCAAAAATCCGCTTTCTTTTACAGATTCCCAGCCAGTCTTTAAACCAGTAATAGCATCTGAACCTTTAGACTTAATCCATGACTTTGCATCTCCCGCTTTAGTCTTGATATAACTTCCAATCTTAGATGCTGTCTGCCCAATCGTACTTTCCTTCACAGACTCCCATCCAGTTTTTAGTCCTTCCAGGGCATTTTTGCCTTTTTCTTTCAGCCATTCTTTTGCATTACCAAGTTTATCTTTTATCCATCCTGGAAGCTTTTCTACCCAGGATAAAAGTGACTGTAAATTATCTTTCAGACCTTTAAGTAGACCACTGATAATATAAGTACCCTGCTCTGCCATGACAGTTGATGGTGAGTGAATACCAAAGGCATTTTTAAACCCTTTTATAAATGGTGTAAAGATATGTTCTTTTATCCATCCACCAATGCCAATTATTCCATCTTTTATCCCTTTCAGAATACCTAACGGAATATTGCCACCACATTCTTCAATTTTCTTCTGGAAATATTTCTTTGCTCCTGTAACAGCATCAGAAATAAGTCCACCGAAAAATGCAGATAGCCCTGCAAATGCTGCGCCCAGTAATTCAAATAATCTGTCCGCAATACCATTCCAGTCAACTGAAGCAATACCATCTCTGACTTTTTCACCTAATGTCCACCAGTCAACGTTCTCAATCGCAGATATACCAAAATCAAGGATTCCTTTGATTCCAGTTGAAAAAGTCTGCCCTATGCCAACGAAATCAATCGTATTAACTGCATTGTTTATGGCAGTTGCAAGCGAGGTACCAGCACCGATCCAGTTGAAATTGCTGACTGCGGTATGAAAGAAGTCCATAATGGTATTAATACCATTACCGAATGACCTGCCTACCAGCCCCCAGTTGGTTGTCTGGATGAAACTATTCAGTGTATCAGTGATACCTTTTGATATGTTCCGAACTGTTCCCCTGATGAGATTCCAGTCCAGACCGCCCAAAGCACCATTGATACCATTGCCAATTGCCTTACCAAGGCTGTCCCAGTGGAAATTTCTGGCAAATGTATCTGCCATGCCAAAAGCGGTATTGATACCTTGTGCAAGGGTATTACCAACCAGTTTCCAATCGACAGTTTCAAGGAAACCATTCAGGAAAGTGGCAACACTCTTTGCAATCTTGTTACAGGTGTTCTTGATCTTATCCCACGGAATACTCTGCAATGCGGCATTCAGTTTTTCACCGACCATCTCACCTATCTTTGTGAAATCAGCTTCTTTCCATGCCTGTTTGATCAAGTCGGCCAGTCCTTTGATTTTTGACGGAATTTCTTTTGTCTCAAACATATCAGATGGTGATAAGCCACCTGATGTATCGGCTCCATTATTACCGCTATCATCAGAGCTGCTGTTGTCATCCATTTTGTTGATCTGGTCAAATCCAAGGATGGTACGTTGCAGGTCTTTGTTTGCCTTCTGCGCATTTTTTGCAGATGATGCATTATTATTCAGACTCTTTGCATAGTCCTGCTGAACCTTTTTTGCAGTGATATAAGTGCCTTTTCCTGTTAATGCACTCGTCAACTGACCAAATGTGTTCACCACTGAAATGATCTTCTGTATGAGACTATTCAGTATTGGTGCTACCACATTCAATATTGGTGCAAATGCCGCCGCAAAAGCATTTTTTAACTGCGTCAGGGAAGACATCAGCATTGAAATACTGTTATTTGTTTCACCACTGTACTGTGCTAGGTTTTTGAATCCATCTACTAACGCACTTCTCAGCTTGTTCACCAAAGCAAAAAGTGACCTGATACCGAACGCATATTTGAGAATGTTTTTTAATCCACCGCCCAGTCCACCAGATGCTGATTTTGTTGCACCTGTGAACCTTCGTAAAATAGGAATACCGCTTGTAAACTTCTGTATGAGTGCGGCGAATGCACCAGATGTTCTTTTAATAACTGTAGTTACCTTCGTCAATGCAGACGCTGTACCACTAATAATCTTTTTCAAACCACCCCAGCCCTTTTGAGCAGCATTCAGTCCCAAATTTCCAAGGCCTAACGCACCTTTACCAATTCCTTTAAAGATTTCTTTCGGTATAGAATAGCCCCTTGTAAATGCAGTACCGTTTGACTGCATTTCAGCCATTTCATTTTTGTACCCTTCAATCTCATTTTTGGCTCCTTGAATGTCATACTGTAATGACTTCCACGCTGAACTGTTCTTTTTCACACCAATTGCTTCGTACTTTTCCTGTTTTGCAATTAAAGAACTAAGTGTACCTTCTGCCTTTTTCATACCAGACTGCAATTCCTGAAAATCCTGTGTAGGCACTTTTATTCCGGCCTTCACCTGATATTTAGTAATCGCCTGTTTCATTTTCTGGAACACAGAAACCTGCTTTTTCACTGACTCTGTTGCATCATTCATTTTCATAGCCTGTTTGACTTTTGATGTTTCAGACTTAACAGAATCACTGACATTTTTAGTCACTTTCTGGGCTTTTTCCATCTCTTTCTTGTAAGAAGCTGTGGACGCTTCCAGAATGACTTTCAGTTTTGCAAGTGTATCACCCATACATTTTCACCCCCTTCCCGACAATAAAATAAGCAGGGTTACATTCCCTGCTGCCTTCGTCTGTTAAATTCATCAGCCCACCGTCTGCGCTTGTCCCTGTAATCGGCAAGTTCTGCTTCCAGCTTCTGATGTTCATAATTTTCTTTATCTTCTTTGAATGTTTGTGGGTAAAAATCCCATGGATTACAAAGTTCAGCCTTTTCATTGAACAAGGTTGAAAGGTTCAGTGCCAGAGCCTTTGACAGAATAAAGTTATCACTGATCTGCTGTTTCCTATCTCTTGCTCTGCATCTGACATAACTCTCCATCATATCCATGATCTCATTTAAAGTGGAATCCCAAAATAATTCAGGCCGTATTCCACAGTCTAATGCATCCGGGTAAATCGCCCACAAATATTCGCTTGTAGTTGTTACAATTCTTCGTCTGTTGCTTCCAGAATTTCCGCTGCCATCTTCGGCGTAAAAAAACCAGATACCGCCAGAGTCGGAATCACAACATTTTTGTACAGATCAATCTGACTTCCACCCTCTTCAACATATTTGTCAAACAGGTTCAGAATATCATCATACTTAACCCCATGTTCCCACGGAAGCATTGCCGCCTGGATGATAGTAAGCATTACAGATAATGCCGGCATATCATCCACCAGATGCATGACGTTACATTTATATTTATTTTCCAGCTTTTCAATATTGGACGCTTTAAGTTTCAGACGGTAATCTCTGCCACCTACTGTCCAATAATGAAAAGGCTTTCTTTTCTTTTTTTCTTCATCCAAATCTACAATTTTTGTTTCTTCTTCCTGATTTTTTACTTCTTCATCTAAACCGCTCATGTTATATCCTCCTGAATTTTCTTAATAAAAGACCCGGTGTTATGCCGGGTCTGTATAAGTAATATCTGACTGTACCATCATGGTCACTTCAAATTCGATAGCACCATTGACACCGCCACCTGTACGCTTAACAGATACCTGAGCAGCAAAATCAATTGTGCTTTTATCGGCATCAGTTTCACGAAAATACAGTGTCGTTCCATCTTTATCTGCCTGTCTTAACGCACGATATGGACAATCCGCTTTTGAGTTATCATATTTGAATTTATATGTCATTTCAGGCAGATCACCGATACCTTTTTCATACTTCTTATGTGGATCAGTCAGGACCGTATTGTCCACCTTTTCCGGATCTGATCCAATATCCGGAATTTCTTTTAAACCCGGAAGGTCTGTATAATTTGTTGAGCTTCCAGAAGGGGCAGTTTTAGAGTAGCCCAGTTTTGCTCCATTTGCTAACATTTATCTTCACCTCTTTCTTAATTCCAGTACACTATGTCGGAACTCATATCAATGATTCCTTCATAGCGCATTACTTTATGTTTCAATCCGCTTGGATCTGGTGCATCACCGCAATAGGTTCTCACCAGACCTAAAGCAGAAACAGCAACATCAACTGCAAGGGCTGTATCAGATGTGCTCTGATTGTGCCATATATCAATTTTATATGACACCTTAGCCTTCTGTTCAGCGTTGTCAGTACGTTCCCACACGCTGTTATTTTCTTCTACATATTGAATAGTTGGGAAATTCGCCCAGTCTTTCGGATATGTGTCTGACACATTCTCAGTAACGGTGAGAAGTGCTGCATATACCTGATCTTTTACATTTTTCATCTTGTCACCTTTTTCAAATCTTTTTCGAGTGCTGCTTTAATTTCCTGTGTTACGTCATCCCTCAATTCTGCAAAAGCAGGATACATGAAAGGCTGCGCAACCTGACCTTTTGTATAATATCCAATGACTTCGCCGTCTTTCCCTTTTGCGATACCAAAACCATACTGTTCAGCATCATCTGGTGACATTGCGTCAGCTGGTATCATCCAACCCGACTGGGAATATACAGGGTCAACGTCCGGGGATATACCGTTGTGATGCGCTTGTCCTGTGGGGCCAGTGCCAAACTCAACATAAGGTGCATACTCTGAATTGGTGTATATCTCACTGTGAATCAAGTCTTCCTGTCGTTCTGTACTAACATGGATTGACTGTCTTAATGATCCACCCCCGGAACCATACCTTCTGACAGGACATAATTCTTTAGCTTGTGCCTGAATGCGTAAAGCCTGTTCGTGTACTTTTGACTGTAAACCGCCTTCAGCCATATCAACAAGTCCTGAAAATTTCTGCATCAGATCATCACTCATATCTTCTCCAACTCCATCTTTAGTTGTCGGTAAGGTTTAATTGCAATGATCCGGTAATCTGGATCAGATTCTTCATCAGCAAAAATACAGATTCCATCCTGTTCTCTGAAAACCAAATCATTACCGAAATCAAAAGAAGTACCCTGTTTTTCCCTTATAATCTGATACGCACCATCAAGTTTTAGGTTCAGTATATAGTTCAGTCTATCTCCATATTGCTGAACCTGCACTTTACCAGATGCAGGCCACTGTTCCCCTACAAAGGGGACTCCTGTTCCCCATTCTTCTGTTGAACACCCCTCTTTATCTTTCTTTGAGATTCTCTTTTTCAGATAAAATGTGTTTAGTCTACTTCTTTTTATTCTCATAAACCTTACCACCTACCCGGCAAATACGATAACGATTAAGGGTGTCAAAAATCTGCTTCGGTGCGTCATTGAAGTTATAGGTTTCTCCACCCTCTGACCTACTGTTTTCACCCTCTGTCCCCATACGATTTAGAGCAATCACGGCAAGATCACGAACAGGCTTTTCAAGTGGCTGTATGATTTTTGTACGCATTGTATAAGCCAATACGAAAGATTCTGCATCATCAAGAAGAACAGCAATCAGTTCTTCATCCTGTTCACCTGTCAACTTCTCTACAATACGCACATCAGACGGTCTTACCATCCGCATTCACCCCATTTTCTGTTTTTCCTTTTCTTTTTGGTTTGGAATCAGTTACAACAGGGACTTTTGACCAGCCATCTAATAACAGCTGGTCAATAATTCCCTGTGAATCATCATCAATGATTCTTTCAACATTTTCCTTAATCAGAATCATTTACATCCCCTCACTCAGCGTCTTTGATTGATATAAATACAGAATCAATCTTGTTTTCAAGCACCCACAGATCATGATGTCTACGATAATTCATCTTCCAAGCATCTGCATCCTGGTTCTGATCCGGTGTAAAGATTTTCATTTTGTCCTGTTTTGTTACCGCAATCGGTGTAGTTCTTGCAGTAACGATAAAGTTGATGTCTTTTGCAGTAGTGCCTTTGATATAACCACCTGCTTCCTGACCTTTTGTTTTACCGTCATACAGGGTAATTGCAGAATACATTCTGTTTGACGGTACAGAAATAAATGGTACACCGTCAATAGATGGTACCTGCGTATTGATTCCACCCTGAGAAAATGTCATTGCTGTAATCTTACCAGCGAGTTCCAGTTCCAATTCAGTAATGAAATCAGAGGTTGCCATAATAACGAGCGGACCATTGTATCCGCAATCACGAACAGCCTTGATACCTTCTTTTGCTTTTCTGAGGGCAGATGTGTTTGCTGCTCCAGGTGTATAACCATAAGTTACCATACCTGCTTTTTTTGCAGTGACCGCAGTAGATGCCAACTTAGAAATACGGTATGCATCAATCTCAGGTACCACGTGCACTCTCTGAAATTCTCCCATAACCGCAGCGGCAGTTGTCACAAAACCAGTTTCGTCAATATCCATTGCGTCAAGCTGGAATTTACGTCCTCTGTCCTGTGTCATTGTGAGTGTTTCGTATGCCATAGTAGCACCACCCATAACATACCCGTTGTCACGGTCATAGTTTGCGAGTCCCTGAACAGACAGTTTCGGGATCTTTACTTCTTTACCACCGCTGTAAATAACCTGTCCTGCATTGGCATCCATCCAACCAGTTACAGCTTCCTGTACAGCTAACTTATCAAGAGTACGCTGAAACAGGGTTTCAGTTGCTAAAGTATTAATAGCCATATATTTCACCTATCCTTTTCTTTAATATCCACGCATTAATTTTTCAACCTGCGCTTCCAGTTCTTTGTTACCTTCCGGTGCCTTCTTCTGAGGGTCGCCGCCTTTTAATTTTTCCTGAACTGCTGCTTCAACAGCTTCCTGAAAAATCTTTTCTACAGTTGCAATGGATTTATTGCAGCTGTCAGCGTCTGTATATACAAGGAGATCAGCAAGAGAAGGTGGAAGTTTCTTTTCAGCAAGTGTATTTTTTGCTTCTGCTTTCAACTCACTCTTTGTGATTGCTGCTTCTCTGTCAGCAAGTTCTTTTTCTTTTTTCTGCTGCATATACTGCGCCTTTTCATCTTTGTTCATTTTCGCCAGCTTTTCAGCTTCTGACAACTTATCGTTTGTCAGGGCTTCCCATTTTTCCTGTGCTTTCTGAACAGCAGTATGAATTGCTTTGTTGACTCTTCTGTCAAATTCTGCCTGGTTCCCTTCCCCTTTCAGGAAATCATCAAATGACTGTGGTTTATCATCACCAGACCCACTATCATCACCTTCACCGCTACCGGATCCACCACCGTTACCAGAATCATCACCGGAACCGGCACCATCTCCTTCTGCAAAAAGCTGTAAATTCATAGGAACCTTGCATCTGCACTGTGTAAGTGCTCTAAAAACTTTATTTCTCATATTTATCCTTTCCGCCCAACCTATTCCCGTGATGGGCCTGGGTCATTCGTCTTAGATTTACAGTTCTTTAACGTCTGCTGAAAAAAGACAAAATAAAAAGACCCTCAGGTCTCTACTTCTCAAGTGCTTTTGCTGTGGTTGTTTTCTCTGTCACAATTTCAACCACTCCTTCAGCCACAAGATGTTTCGCTCTTTCTTCTGTTACTTCCCAGACTGCACCTGGAAAACGCTGCATCTTCTCAACTGGCTGAGTTACATCATTAAATCTCTGAATACATTTAACTTTTACCATTGGTATTTCTCCTTTCTCTATAATCCTTCTTCAACAGCTCCCACTCCTCAGGCTCCTGGTATTTTAGTTTCTGGAACCCTGTAAATGATGCAGGTACACCATCAATACCTGATTTCTTATACTTCTGATATTGCGCTTGGTCAGAAGCCTTATTTTGTATTGCCTTTTCCTGCCCTTTCGCTTTTGGGTTATCTTTTACATATTTTTTATACCATTCACCATAGGTCATGGAAGCTGGAACAAGTTCAGTTCTGCCCGTTTCCGGGTTCAGTGCTCGTCTTTTCAGTTTTTTTATATCATCCTCTGATATGACTGCAATAGTGGTACTTCTACACCATGGATGCATAGGTGGATAGTTCTTTCCAACCTGCCTGTCCTTCAGGAAAAACCTTTTCCCATCCAGTGACCGACATATCTCAGATGTACGCAAGTCCAAAGTCGCAAGAAACTGATACTTTTGCAGATTACATTCTTCATATGCTTCTGCGTTCAGTTCCCCGGAAACAAACGCTGCTTCTGTACGAACCAAACGCCTTGCTTCAAAAATCCCCTGGTCAAATTTATTTGCAATAATTTTCACGGCTTCATTTTCAGGCCGCCCAGTAATCAGATCAATCAGTAGTTCTTCTTTAATTGCTTTTGTCAGTGTTTTACTATTCTTCCACAGACGTTCAGAATAGTGTTTTCCACTCCAAGGCATAGAAATAACTTTATCAATCTGTTTCCTGTCTATATGAGCAAAACTGAAAGCATATGATGTATTGTGCTGTATCTCATAAATCTGTCTGTAATAAGAATCATTCGCCAGATCCACAAAAAAATCACCAGCAAGTATTTTTTCCTGCTGGTAAACATTGTTCATCACAATATCAAGTTGATTCTGTATCTGTCTTAATCGGTCAATTCTGAACTGATACGCTGGTGCATCCAGCTGTGCCAGTATCTCACGGTTTCTTCCATCCTGCTCTAACAGTCTTTTCAGTTCTTCCAATGAAGAAGAATCCTGTAACTGACTAATCAGCCGCCTTGCTTCTGCTTCTGTCAGACCATGACTGTTCTGATACCTGTCAAATATCTTTCTGGCTTCATATATCAGCCATTTAGACGCTTTTCTATATAACGTGGCTATTTCATCCGCTGTCTGTTCAGCGTCACTCATATGATGATATATGAGATAATTTGCCCTATCTATCCAGTATCGTTCATTATTCATTTACCTTTCCATCTTTCTTTTTAGGATCCTTTTTATCATCCTGACTGCTATCAGGTTCATCAGAATCAGAATCAGAATCAGATGTATCTGTATCATCCGGCGGCATGTTTGCCGTCATAGAAAACATTTCCTGCTGCCGTTTCAAATCATCCTCTGCTTCTTTCTCCACAGTCTTCAGTTCTTCTTCTGGATCATCCACAAAAGGAATCTGGGCCAGTAACGTTTTCTTTCCAACCTTACCCCACAGATTAGATACAATCTGACTGATCTCTAACAGATTCTTCGGTAATGCCCTGGTAAATGTAGGAACAATACCGGCAACATCAAAACTGATTCCCTTATTTGCATAAAAATTAGCAAATATCCTCAGTCTCTTTCTCAGACCCTTTTTGTAATACCGGGTCTTGATCTTGGTTATATTTTCCATCCCCAGCAGCTTAAATTCCATAGCCACCCCGGAAACATTACCACCAAAACTCTCATCCGACATACAAGGGATATGTGAAAACTTATGGATATCCTGCTCAATAGCTTTCTTCAGGATCTCAACGCCGTTTTCATCAAAGGTTCTTGTCAGGTATTCTGCTTTTGTACCGTCAGGCAGTTCCAGAATCTTCTTTTTCTTCAGTTCTTCCTGTGCTTCATCAGCAGAATCACTGATCTTGTTCCCTTCTTCGTCATACTCATCACCATCTGATAACAGTGTTCCATATATAGCAAGGATAGCATCAATAAACTGTTCCTTGTCTGTCACACGGTCACTCATTAATGCGTTGTATGCATCAATTAATGGTATCTGAAGTTCAAAATCACCCAGTCCCATCTTGTTGTTTAGATACTCAATGATGGGAACTTCACCTTTATAATGTGGTTCAGCCTGTTCATAGGTGGGCTGAATACCATCAATATTCTGAATATTCAGGATGTACTTATAATGTTCCGTAACTACAGTAGCAATATACTTTATATCTGTCCGGTCAGAATCATCACGTTTTGCATAGTAATATACAGCAAACAGTTCATTCTGCTCAATCGTATCATCATACACAACAAAGGTATTCGCTGGTGACAAATTCTTTATCATCAGGTCTGTTTCATCTTTTTTGGTGTAGATGTATTCATAAGCCCTGCCAAAAATAGATAAGTCCAGACCGTTGTCACCGTCAGCTTCATCTGCTCCGGCGTATTCTAACTTATCCGTCAGGTCTGTGATATCTGTCTGTGCCTTATATGTAACCGGGTTACCGATAAAGTATGAACTGGCAGTATCAGAAATATCCTTTGCATGGTTGCATACCAATTTGTTCTCCCGGTTCTTATCATTCAGGATCTTATGTTTTCCCTCATAGTAGTCTTCAAGAGTAATCAGGTGATCCACAAGACTCCTGTGTTTTAATATCAGGTGTCGGATAACCTGCTTATCAATACTCAATTCATTCCAGTTCTCAGCTGGTAATGTAAATACACGCATAACTATCAACCTTTCATAGTTTTCAGCTTTGCCAGCTGATTACTCAAAATCGTATAAACAAAGTATCTGACAGCATCCATTGCATGATCGTGCTGTTTCACTGGTTTATCTTCTCCCCTGTCTGCCGCCTTTTCATCCCAGATGTATGACTGAAACTCAGCAATAGTGTTTTCGCAGCTATTGCAGAAGAACAGCTTTTTAAGGTTCAGCAGTGTAGCAACCAGCCTGATACCATCCAGTACATCATTTCTTGCTTTCAGTACTTTATATTTTCGTTTTCTCAGTTCCGCAATAAAAGAAGCAGCTGATGGGTCCACAATCATTGCCCTGATTTTGGTTTCGCCCAGCCACTTTTTCAAGTCTTCTGCATATTCTGCATCAGTTTTCTGTTTTGACTTGTCACGTCCTGAATAGTAATATTCCCGGATGCAGTACCAATTCCCATCAGTGGCTTTATTCCACAGCAGAAATACAGTAGCATTCTGGGTACCATAGTCACATGACACATATCTGCATGAAGGATTATTTATCAGTTTACCTTTTATTTCATCATATTTGACAATATGTTCATCTTCACTGAACATATCATAAATAATTCCCTCAGCAACAGCCCATAACCCGAGGATGTACCGCTTGTAAAACACCCCAGTGTACATGCTCCTGTATCTTGTCTTGATTTTCTCAGACAATGACAGGTTATCATCCATTGTAAAATGCAGATACAGGATGTTCTTTTCCTTGCATTTGTTAATCCAGTTCTGTTTGAACCAATGATACGGGCCGTCAGGGTTACAGTTGAACCACATCTTTGAGCCATCAACCGAACAACGTCCAGTAGCCTGATTGACAAATGATTCCGGCATCAATGCCACTTCATCAAAGAACACACCGGCCAATGTGATACCCTGCACCAGATCCTGTGACCTTTCATCTTTACCACCGAAGATATAATAAAAGTTTTCTACATCCCCACGACTGACTACCAGAAGGTTATCAGCCCTGTGATCCGTAACAGAATAACCCCTGCTTCTCAACATCAGCTTCAGCCAGAACAGCACATTTCGCCTGAATGATCCGATAGTCTTACCACACATGCCGAAGTTTTGCCCGTCAAAATTGGACATTGACCACATGACAAATGATAAGCACATTGATATTGTCTTTCCTGATCTAATAGCACCATCTGCAATTATTCCATCTGCATCTTTTACAGGTGAGTTATCACACCACCAATTCAATACCTTGCGTTGTTTCTTTGAGAATGGCTGAAACTTAAATACCTGTTTCTTCATCATTCCAATCCTCAGCAGCAGAAGAATTTAATGCTTCCAGGAATCCATCATCCGCTGTTTCTTCAACATCATTCAGTTGGGCTTTTGCTTTCATTGACTGGATCCTTGTCTTCTGTTCTTCAGTAGCCAGTTCCCAGTTAGCATGAAGCATTTCATCATACTGTTTTATCATGCGGCTTAATTCAGCCTGCGCCCTTGCCTGTGCCTTTAAGAAATTATTCTGTTTGTCCCATGCTTCCTGTACTTCCCAACGTTCCTCTGATACAGTCTCACCATCTTTCTCACCAATCTTATTGATGGTTCTATCTTGGTGATCCTTAACATAGGCTATTCGCTGTGCTCTCACAATGGCAGCATACGCAATCTGTATCTGGTGCCATAACAGGTCAAGAGGATCTGCATGTTCAATTGCGTCAAAAATCTCTTTCGTCTCATCCGGCAAATACTTAGAAAAGAATCCATACTTCTCAGCGTTCTTATTTTCTGGTGGTCCAGTACCACCATGACCTTCTGCATTTTTATTACCTGGTTGACCGCCTTTTTTTCTTTTGGAACGTTCCGTATTTTTATGGAACGTTCCATTCAATTTATCGTTCCAAGAATCTTTAGATTTCCACCCACGAACTGTTCCGGGTGAAATGTTTAATTGGCTTGCAATCTCAACTAAATCAATGTTTCCTTTATGTTCTTTATAAATTTCAAATGCCTTATTTCTATTGGGATCTCTTGCCCTTGCCAAGCCCCACCACCTCTCATTCGTTTCGTTTTGTATATCGAAAAGTCCGGGAAGCTGTAAAGGAGGAAACAGCTATATTTCCCGGACAAAGTAAAAAGCACATCCCCATGACAAAAGGATATGCTTCATGTCTAATTGAACAGTCTACACAATATCAGCTTTCCTGACTCACATTCAAGTCAAATCAGACTGCTTTTATATCAACTCTGACTCAGATTATGTCATTTATTTTCTGATGTAACTAGTTTTGTAACCAATTGTAACCAGTTTGTAACTCATTTTACACTAATCAGTTACACTCTCAGCCCTTGATTTTACTGGGTTTCCGACATTTTTGTAACTAATGTAACTAATTTTTACTATATACTATT